ACGTGATCGTGTTCGGCCGGCTCATCGTGACCAAACTCGATTTGGCCGCGCGCCAATAGGCGCACGACCTCGGTCAGTTTTTTGCGACTGCGGCCACCTGCTCCAGGTAGGCGTGCATGATCACGACCGGCATGCCGACGTTGTCGATCAGTTCGTCGAACTGTTCGGGTGTGAAGTCCTGAGCGACACCGGCTTCATCGAGGACGCTGTCCCAGCCTTCGGCGATGTCACGAACGAACTTCTTCACGTCGCCCTTTTTGTCCTTCATGGCAACGTCGATTTCGTCTTGGCTCAGACGCTTGCAGTGAAGCTTGAAGTCGAAGTTGACCGGCTTGCCGCTTTCATCCGGCAGGGTCCCTTTGACGGTGACGGCGAGTTTGTTGCGCTTGATGAGTTTGAACGCCATGGCGTTTCCTTTCAGTTATGGATAGAAGTGTTTGTTACAGAACGACGATGCGCCACTCGTCGTTGCCGTTGACCGGGACCAAGCGCACGTCGAAGCCAATCAGGCGCTTGCCGTTCAGTTCAGATTTTCGCGGGTTGGTCAGCTGGGCGGCGGGTCCGAAGACAAGGACCTTGTTGCCGGCAGCAGTGCCGATGGTGAAGCCCAATGCCTGTGTCTCGTTGGCCTTGACCGACGCCATCATCGCGACCTCCTGCGCCGCCGTCAGTTCCAGTTCGAGGGTGGCAGTCGACTGGCGGTCCGAGATATCGACTGTCTCGGTGCTGAGCATCGCGCTGAAGTTCACCACGTTGCCAAAGTTCAGTTCGAGGCCGGTGCTGTTGTAGACGGTACCGCCACTGAGCGCGCCGGCCGCGTACGTGCCGCCGAGCGTGATGTCGATCACGTTCGCCTTGGTCATAGCGACCGGCTTCTTCCACGGCGTGAAGACGCCAGTGGCGTTCGGGACCACAGCGATACCGCCGTCCAGCCCAGTCCACTCGAAGCGCAGCATTGGGCGTTCGCCCACCTTCGCAGACAAAGTGCAATTACCCATTGAGTCCAGCAGCTTGTGCAGCGCGCCATCGTCGTAGTAGTACTGGGTAAGCATCTTGAGCGACGTGGACACTGGGGTGTATTCCACACGCGCCGGCGTAGTCAGCATGCCCTCGGCGACGGCACAACCTTGCAGCAGCTGGCCCCAGGCCGGCGAGGTACCGGCCACGCCGGAACCGGCCAGCTCGACCGCATAGGTCAGCTTGACGCTCGCCGGGCCGACGAGCTGCTCGCTACCACCGAAGTAGCCACGGATCAGCGAGCGGTCGATAGCTTGTGCGTCGAGCGGCGTAATGCTGCCTTCCGACATGAGCACGGCATTAGCCGCACCGGTTGGCACCGCATCCATGCCAGGGGTCGTCTGCACTTTGGCGGTGACGAGGGTGTTCTTGATCAGGCGGGGCATCGCTTACTCCTGGTTGGCCGTGCTGTCGTACTCGACGGCTGCGGCTGGGGTTTCATCGGCAGGGATTGGAACTAGATCATTCGAGACCCACTCCCACGAGTCCCGGTCGAAGGTCCAGGAACCGCCACCAGGTGGCGGCGGGATCTCGCGCTCGTGCGGCGCGGCTTGCGTCTTGTCGATATTCATGTCAGCTCAATGTGAAGTTGCTGGTGCGGTGATCTGCGGTATAGGTGAGTCGGACCCACCCGGTTTTCTTTCCTTCTGTCGTGTTCTCGGCTTCGATGCCGATCACTTGCAGATCGGTGACAACGCCGCCCAACGTCGAGTTGGCGGCCAGGCGTTCAAACACCGCCTTGAACAGCGGGTCGACCGCGAGATCGCCGCTCTCACTCGTGCCGCTTGCATAGCATTCGACGGTGAGACGGGTCGTCCAGTCGATGGGCGCTCCGTTGATCGTGCCGCCAGTTGGCACCGACTGGTCCCACTGCACGCTGATCGCCAGCTTGTCCTGCTCTGGCACTGCCATGGCCCGTGCGCGGTAGATCGCGTTGCACACGGGCGGCTGAGCCTCCAGCGCCGCGATGACTGCGCTCACGATCTTTGCGAACGCGGTCCTCATGCGGCCACTGTCAGCGTGAGGATGGTCAGGCCGGTGTTATCCGGGTCGGCGGTGAGGATCTCGTAACGCACAGCGTCGATCGTGATCTGCTGCCCAACCGGATCGGCCATGACCGCGCTGTCCGCGACGGTGACAACAGGGCTGCTGGACGCCACCCCCATGCCCAGCTGCGCTTCGCTGGCCAGGTTGCGAAAGATGCCCGGCACAACCGCGCCGCCGATCGTCACCTGCTTGTTAGCCAGGTGATTCAGGACGGCGCTGTTCGCGGCCAGCTGGAGGTTGGCGAAGAGCATGCGCGTGGATTAACGGATGACGCCGTCGAGCAGCACTGTAGCGCTGGCCTCGGTGCCGGACTTGGCAGATGCGGCCGCGCCAATCAGGACGTTGTTGGTGGCGGTCTTGGTCACGCGGCGCGCCGTGTTGTCCCAGTAGACCTTGTCGCCGGCAGCGAGCGTATCGGCGGTGACTGCGCTCAGGGAGAAGACACCTTGGCGAATGATTTCGACTGGCGCATTTTGTACTGCATCGTTGGTGGCAACACCAAAGATGCTACCGGCCAGTACCGCCTGGCCGCTCAGCACATTGACTGGAGCTGCGACGGTGAGGACGAAGCCGTTCTGGAGAAAATTCTTCATGTTCGAGTTCCTGTGATGGATTGAGAGCTGGCGACGACTTACTTGCCAGTTGCCTTGTAGAGGCCACGGTGATCAACTGCCGTGGCAGCAAAGTCGAGGCGGCACTTGTAGGTAACACCGTCGGTCTCGAAACCGACCTGACTCTCGATGACTGGGCCTTCGGCGCCATCCAGGTAGCAGTACTCAACGGTGTCGATCTGGCCGTTGCTACTGCCCAGGTACCACTCGCTGTCACTGACGCTGTCCAGAATCGGCTCGACGATCGGCTCCACTGCAGTGCGGCCGCCGGCGCGGAACTCGTTCACGTCGCTCTGCTTGGCCGGCACATAGTTCGAGCTGGTCAGCTGGTAGGCGTCCTGCTCCAGGGAGGCTGGCACAATCAGGAAATTAGGTGCCAGATTCAGCTCTTCGCCCTGCAAACCTTTTTGCAGACGCATGGCAGTACGACCGGCTTTCATCGATGCCATAGACAGCACGGAGCCAGCACCGGTTCCGAGGTTCTTGTGGTCAGCATGGAACAACGGTGTCCCATCTCCCATCACTGGATTGGCGGTCAGCTGGCTGTACACCAGACGGTTTTCCAGGCGGCTGGCACTTGCGCCGAATGCGGTGACCATGCGCTCGAACGTGCGCAGATCGTCATTGATGATGGCCTGGCGCGTGAGCGCGATCATGCGACCAAACGTTACCAGCGCATAGGATGTGCCGGCGTCCTTCATCGTGCCGTACTTGAACTCGCCGTGCTCGCCGGTCCGCAGAAGTTCAGGCGCGCCCGAGAGCTGCACCAGACTGATGTTTTTGAAGTCTGGCGCGTTGGGCGCGCGGCGTGCCCATTGGGTGTAAGTGCCAGCATTTTCTTCGTACGCCGAGCGCAGACGCTTGTTCGCGACATTGGCGAACAATGCAGCGAAGTCACTCGTGCCGTGCATGCCCGACCGGAAGTGCAGCATCTCGGTAGCCAAACGCATGCGATCCATCCCGCGCGTCTGGATGCCACGTGCTTCCAGGAACTCGCGGCCGATCTCGAGCAGATTCATACCCCGATACTGACGCCCGTTGTCAGTCAGCGTCGAGCCTGCATGAATGCGATGCATCACCGCTTCTTCGATACCGAGGACGCGGGTTTGCTCCACGTCGCCATCAAGCTGGATGCGGATGTTTTTGTGGCCACCACCCGTGGTGGAGTTGCGGGCCATTTCGTCCAGCACTGCAGCGCGTGCCTGGTCGACCGAGTTGCCTTTACGGATCAGGTCGGGGGCCAGGTTGGTGACGCCGTGGCGGGCGCACAGCTCGATGATGTCAGCCGAGCGAGTTGCGGCATCCTGCGCAGCGCGCGACGCGACATCGTCGGTGACGGATTGCGCGGCAGGTGCTGGTGCCGACACTGGTGACGGGGTTGACGTAGGAGCGGCACGGGTTTGATCGACAGGCGCTGGAGTCTGGGCGCCCGGCTGGGTAGCAATGGTCATGTTGTCTTCCTGGTTGGATGGAGCTGAAGGGGCGGGCGCCCGGGTAATGAATTCGCATGGGTGACCGTTCTGCGGCGCGCTGCGCGAACTTGCGCCCGAGTCGAAGGGGACAGTCACGAAACTGATTTCGTACGGCTCCCACGCCACAGCGCGGTAGAGCGGCACGTTGATGCCATCGGTCCGGTCGATAGCGCGGGTTATTTCGTACTTAGAAACGCGATAGGTGAAGCTGATCGAGCGGATGATGCCGGCTTTAATATCGGCGACAATTCCGGCCACCTCGGGCCGGTTTGACAGACGCAGCGTTGCACTGCCCTCGCCGTTCTGGATGCTGCCGCGTGTGGCAACTCCCAGGATCGAATTGACGCCACCTCGAATGTCATGGTTGTCGATGACCTGAACGACGCCCTTATCGAAGCGTGTCATGTCAACCGCCTCGGGCGTGACCAGGAGCTCCTCATCGTACGGAGTATCGTTGTACCAGTCGTAGCGGCGACCCATTGCACCAGTCGTCCAGACGACGTCAATCGTGTTGTCGACCTCGTTGTAGGTGGATGGGACGAGCTCTGCGCCACGCGAAAGAGGTGGCATGATCCGGGGATCGGTAGCGGAGCGGGCTGCAGTCTGCTGAGTGGTTGGCGTCGTCATATCCGCATGATGCGGATTTTCGATTCTCAACTCTTTAAAAGCTGAGAAAAATTTCCAAGCAGCTATTTGCCGGCGGTGACAACGTAATAGCGGCCATCTTGAAGAGCCATCGTCTTCGGTGCCAGGTCGCCATTCTGCGCACTGCCCACGGAGCCCAACTTAGTTTTCCCCCGCTCAACCGATATGCTCTCGCTCCGGTCCGGCGGTGGCTGGCCAACATCGGCAACCGGCACTACCGGCACCCTCGGAAATTTAGAAGCATCGATCATCAGTTATCAACCCTATTAAATTGCATGCTTCGGTAAAAGCGTTCGCCGTTGGCGCAGTCGATGCGGAAGTCACAGTAGTTGACCCCAGCAGGCAGCGTGTCCATCCCACCCAATTTCACCAGTATCAAAGGGCCCTGAATCACGGCCGGCACAAGTTCAACCACACCCACCGGAAATGCCTTCACAGCTGTAGCAGTTGTGCCGCTATCGATCAGGTCATTACCGATGTCGGCCACGTAATAGCTTTGGTCGTCGGCATCTTTATTAATCCACCATGCCCCGACCGGTTGCTTGAACCAGATCGTGCGGTCAAACCGCTCGCCGTTCGCGCACGTAACGCGGAAGGTACAGTAGTTAATCGCACCGGTCGCGGCATTGAACCCGCCCAGCTTCACCGGGATTAGCTTGCCCTGGATGACGGGCTCCTCGATCACTGTGACGCCGGCCACGATCCGCTCCACCGACGTAGCGGTGGTAGCGCGCTCGTCCAGGTCTATCGTGATGTCGGCCACCCAATAGCGTTCATCAAGCGGGTGTTTTTCGCTCCACCACCGCCCTGCTTCCAAGTACGGGGCATTCGGCGTGGCCGCACCGGGCACAGTGCCAAACGCTACCACGCGGGTTCCGCCCGGGAACGCGACCCGGCGGGACTCAGCGACGGTCGCCGCGACGACCGCATTCTGCGCAGGCTGCTCGGCCAACGTGGTGAAGCTCTCCTCCAGCGGCGTGGCGCGGTTGCCAGCGGCGTCGAAGGCGCGCATCCGCACCGAGTGCGCGGTGTTTGCAGGCCGTTCAGAAACCACCACCGACCGGGCAGCATTGGCGATCAGGCTGTAGCTTTTGCCGCCGTCGATGCTGTATTCATAGCCAGCGACGCCAACTGCATCTGTAGCCGCCGGGCACGACAGCGTAGCGCCCGACGTGGTAACAGCGGACACCGTAATCTTGCCGACCATCGCTGGCGCCGTGGTGTCGCCCCCTGGAACCGGCATCTCCCAAATAACCGAATTGGGCTGCGCCTCAAAATCAGGCAGCAGGCGCAGTTTATTATCCAGCCGGAGCGCGGCCTGGTCTATGTACGCGCCGCTGTACGCACCCGCCGGGTGCGTGATCATGTACTTCTTCCACGTCGCACCAGAGTCGGTGGTGGTGAAAAGGTACAGCTGGTTTGCAGTGCCCAGCGTGGCCGGCACGTTGTCGTCAGTCGTCGCAGCGGTGACGATGATCTTCCCGTTGTGATAAGCAACGTGCGGCGTGCCCGCGTCCTGCACGCCGTTGTGCGCCATCAGACGTGTGCGCACCCACTTGTTGGTTGTGGTGTTGTACTTGGCTACCCACAGGCTGCGGAAAGCTTCGTCCGGGTGCTGCCAGCTTGCGACCAGCAGCGGCTGGCCATCGGCGCCAATGCCGATGCGCGCTACACTCGAATTGTGGTTGTAGTTGTTATTCGGGAACGCGATGTCGCTGTCGTCGGTGCCACTGACCAGGGGCAGATTCAGCGCCTTGCCGCGCATGGTCGTGAACGTAGCACCGCCATCCGTCGACTTGATCAGATTAATGTTCTGGCGCGGGTAGCCCGACATCGTGAATGGTCCGTCGCCCTGCAGGAACTCCGTCGTGACGTACAGCGTGTCGACGCTCGTAAAGGCGATCTCCATACCATACGAGCCAAGATACGAGGCCG